AATTTGATAAACAAGTTGTTTATGAAAAAGAATAAACTGGCATTTAAATTAATTGACATGGGACTCAAAGCAGAAACATTAGCCAACTTAACAGAATCTCAACTAAGATTATTATATAATAAACTAAACGAGGGAAAAAAAGAAACCAAAGAAGCAGAATTAGTTTTGGACCCAAAAAACCCTGAGGACCAAAAAATCGCTAAAGAAAAAGGTGTTATGGACCAACAAGGAAAAATTAAGGTTGACGCTACCGAAGCAAAGAAAAAAAGAACTAAAAAGAAATACAATCCTTGGGCAATATGTACCTCATCTGTTGGTCGTAAAGACAAGAAAAAATATGAAAGATGCATTATGGACGTTAAGAAATCAATCAAAGAAGGTAAGGACCCAATTAATTTGTTTTTAGAGGAAAAAATTGTATCTTTGCTAGAGAAACACGTACAACCAAAAATTTCTAAAAAAGATTTCTTACAAATGATATCTGAAACTGAAACCGCACCTGCAAAACCAAAAGTTCCAACCGTTGAGCCTGGTAAAAAACCAAAAACTCCGTTTAATCCAAAACCAGGTGTTAAGCCAGCTCCAAAGGCGGGAGAAACAGAAACTGCGGAACCTACGACGAAACCAAAAACACCAACAACAAAACCTAAAACACCTTTTAATCCAAAGCCAGGCGTAAAACCAGCGCCTAAAGCGGGTAAAGGTTCAGTACCTACTTGGTTAAAGTGGGATAATATCGGTCTTAATTTTTAATTTAAAGTCATGGCAAAATATAGAAGAAACATCAGTGAAGCACCAATTGATTACGAAGGTCCTGAAAGAATGGACCCAAGTATTGAGAAAAAAATTACAGATAAAACCACTCCTTATGCTGGACACCCCGGTCTTCCAAAATTAGACCGTGACGTTGTTGAGATTATATCTTCACAGAGATTCAAACAATCTGTAGAAAATGTAAGAAGATTTATGGGTGATACATCATCTATTCAAGGACCACCACAACAGGTCCTCATGAAATTGATGCAATCCGCAATGAGATTGTTCCCTAAAATTGCAAGTATCGAACAAAATCACAAAGAATCTTTGGAAAAGTTGGCCGTGGAGTTGGTTGTTAAGGAAATGGCTATTCCTGATGGGGCATTACAATTTGAGGTTGAATTAGTATCAGGTATGATGGGTTCCGCCGAAGGAATGAGAGGTCAGTCAGAAGAACCTTCACCTGATGAAATTAAAGACGCCTTTGGTAGTGCAAACGAAAACGCCGATGAATTGGAGGCTTTTATGGATGCGATGGAACAGTTTGACCAACAAAAGGCAAAAAGAAGATTTATTAACGCACTTATTGGTGGAGCATCCAAAAAAGGTCACTATATGTACCAATTAGTTGGTGAAGAATTAAATAGATTACATCCTGAATTAGTTCGTCTATACGGTATGTCTCAATCTATATTAGACCATTTATATTGGATTTATCCTGAAAGTATGTCATCTGGTATGGCGGCCAGTGGTGAAGGTCAAGCAGGCCAATCAGAAATTGATACTGAAACCGACCCCCCAACTGTCAAGGCTCGTGGTGTTACTTTCCCAATTTTAATACACGAATTAGTTAAAGGTGTTTTTGAAGTGTTGGGAACTCACGGATTACCTGACGACCCTCGTCAAGCGGAAATGGTTATCGCATCACAAGACACAGTTCCTGCTGAGATTTGGGATTTAAGATTAGGACCTGTTTTTTGGGAAAAATTCACAGAAGCATACCCTGATGAACTTTTCGATGAAGATAAAAAATATATTCAACATTATCTATTTCAAAGATTTTCGGCATTAGACCCAAAGAAATTCTTCAAACTAACTAAGTTTATTTTATCTGGTGACCCTAAAGGAAAACAGGTGTTACAATACATGGTTGATGAAATCGTAGAAGAATTAAATCAACAAGACAGGGATTCTATGTTTGGAAGTAATGATGACGACGAGGATGATGAACCTATGGTTTAATCTATGGCATATACAAAAGAACAAGTATTAATAGAATATGTGAAGTGCGTAAAGGATACCCCTTACGCACTTCGCACATATTTACAGACCTATGATAATACAGTATCGAAATTTGTTCCTTTAGAATTATTTCCTGACCAAGTAACTTTACTTGATGACTACGAAAACTATAACGAAAATATTGCATTAAAGTATCGTCAGGCGGGTGTATCTACCGTGACCGCGGCTTGGGCTTCGAAAAAACTGGCATTTGCAAAAAAAACAAAACCTGAAAAAATATTGATTATTGCCAACAAACTTGATACTGCTCAAGAGATGGCCAATAAAATTCGTGGGTTTGTAGAACAATGGCCTTCGTGGGTTGATATTGGTTTTACAAAAGAAAAAAATTCACAAAGACATTACAAATTAACAAACGGATGTGAGGTAAAGGCGGTCGCAACATCAAAAGATGCCTTACGTGGATATACCCCAACAATATTAATTTTTGACGAGGCGGCATACATTGAAGCCGATTCAGATTTTTGGTCCGCTTGTATGGCGTCCCTATCTACGGGTGGTAAAGTAATTGTTATCTCAACACCAAACGGTCACGACCCAATTTATTATGAGATTTATGACCAAGCCGACAGAGGGATGAATGATTTCAAGGTCTCTGAAATGTATTGGTATAAAGACCCAAGATATACAAAGGATTTATATTTAGTTCAAACTGAAGATATAATCGATTATTTTTTAAATAAAGAAAATTACAAATCAGACCAAATAATTCATATGGAGGATTACGATGTTAATAATCCTGAACAATATGAAAAACTGAAACATTATATGTCAACAGGATACAAACCTAGTTCTTCTTGGTTTGAGTCTATGGTAAAAAAACTAAAGTATGACAAACGAAAAGTTTCTCAAGAATTAGAATGTAACTTCTTGGGTTCAGGTGATAACGTATTTGATTCAAAAATATTACAAAAAATAAGGGAAAATTTCATAAAAGACCCTGCAAACAGAATGATATCAAATTCATTATGGATTTGGAAAGAACCTGTTATGGGACATAAATACGTAATGGGTGTTGATGTATCAAGAGGGGATTCAGAGGATTACTCCACATTTCAGATAATTGATTTTGACACAAGAGAACAAGTTGCTGAATTTGTAGGTAAATTACCACCTGACACAATGGCTGAGATTTGTTTTAAGTGGGCTAATATGTATTCTGCATTCGTTGTAATTGATATTACCGGTGGTATGGGTGTGTCTACATCAAGAAAAATGCAAGAATTGGGATATAAGAACCTGTATGTTGATGGTGTAGATTATCAAAACAAATGGAAATACGACCCAAAACAAGCAGAAAAAATTCCTGGTATAAACTTCAACTCCAAAAGGGTTCAGATAATAGCCTCTTTTGAAGAGGCGATTAGACACGATTTTGACATTAAAAGTTCAAGATTGTTAAACGAAATGAATAGTTTTGTTTATGTAAACGGAAGACCTGACCACCAAAAAGGTGGACACGACGACTTAATTATGTCGATTGCTATGGCAATTTATGTTGCTGAGGCATCCTTTAGTCAACTCACCAAAGTTACAGAACAAACAAAGGCTATGATAAATTCTTGGACAATACAAGAAGATGACAGTCCATCAAAATCTATCGCCTTTAATCCCCAAATACCAAATTTTTCATCAAGATATCAAGACCCTAATTTAAATTCAGGACCGTCAAGAGAAGATTATATGAAATATGGTTGGTTATTTGGGGGTATGGGATAATATTTATCTATACTACAAAACTATTGTTTATCTATTTATACTTGTAGTTAATTTTATTATATGGAAAATAATCAAAATCTTACAGTTTGGCAAAGGCTGACCAAAACATTTGGACCCTATTCGTTGTTAGGTCAGGACTACCCAACTTATCAATATGACAAACAGGAGTTGTTAAAAACAACTTCAAAACAACAATACGAAAAAGAAAAATTACAGGCTCAGCAAACTTATTACTTAGCCAATCAGTGGACCAAAATTGAGAATAATTTATATACTCAAGCCACCTATTACGAACCAACAAGGTTAGCGTCGTTTTACGATTTTGAATCTATGGAATATACCCCTGAGATTTCTGCCGCACTTGACATTTACGGTGAAGAATCCACCACAGTAAATCAAGATGGTCAAATGGTTCAAATTTACTCCGATTCACAAAGAATAAAATCTATTCTAACTGATTTATTTAATAACGCCTTAGATATTAACACAAATTTAACGATGTGGACAAGAAATACTTGTAAATACGGTGATAATTTTGTGTATTTAAAACTTGACCCTGAAAAGGGTGTTGTTGGTTGTATGCAGTTGCCAAATATTGAAATCGAAAGATTGGAAATGGGTATGGCGTCTAAAACTTATAATACGGAAACGGACCCAAAAAACACCGGCCTGAGATTCAAATGGAAAGCCCGTGACATGGAATTTAACTCTTGGGAAATTGCCCACTTCAGATTATTAGGTGACGATAGAAAACTTCCATATGGGACATCAATGTTGGAAAAAGCAAGACGTATTTGGAAACAATTAATTTTGGCAGAAGACGCGATGTTAATTTATCGTACATCAAGAGCCCCCGAAAGGAGGATTTTCAAAGTGTTTGTCGGTAATATGGATGACCAAGATGTTGAGGCATATGTAAATCGTGTGGCAAACAAGTTTAAACGACAACAAGTTGTGGACCACAAAACAGGAAATGTGGATATGAGATTCAACCAAATGGCGGTTGACCAAGATTATTTTGTTCCAGTACGTGACCCAGCACAGGCAAGTCCTATCGAGACTCTACCCGGAGCACAAAACTTGGCAGAGATTGCTGATATTGAATATATTCAAAAGAAACTATTAACAGCACTTCGTGTTCCAAAAGCGTTTCTAGGGTTTGAAGAGCCGGTTGGTGATGGTAAAAATCTATCATTGATGGATATTCGTTTCGCAAGAACAATTAACAGAATTCAAAAAAGTATGTTGGCAGAAATGAATAAAATTGCCATCATACATTTATTCTTATTAGGTTTTGAAGACGAATTAAGTAATTTTACTTTAGGACTAAATAACCCGTCTCGTCAAGCGGACTTATTAGCAATTGATGTATGGAAAGAAAAGATTATCCTATATAAGGATGCTGTTACCGCAATTGAAGGAATCGCTCCAGTATCTATTTCTTGGGCTAAAAAACACGTACTTGGGTTCTCAGACGAAGAAATTAAACTTGACTTACAACAACAAAGAATTGAAAAAGCGGTTGCAGCTGAACTAACAAATACTGCAACAATTATTGTTCATACAGGTATATTTGATAATGTTGATAAATTATACGGTCAACAAACAGGAACTACCGCCGCCGCAGGAGCCGCACCTCCACCACCACCTGAAGGCGGAGGAGGAATGGGTGATATGGGTGGAGGAGAAGTACCACCACCGCCACCAGGCCCTGAACCAGGTGGAGGAGCGGGAGTAACCCCTGAGTCAAAAAGAAGAGACAATATGAATATATTACTCGAAAGTAATGATTTGATAAATGAAGATGACTTCATAGATTTATCAAGAGCGAGAAATTCT